TTCAGGCCGGATGTCTTGCTTCTGGGAATACACAGGTAACACCAGTCAAGAACTGCCAAATTATCTTGTTGAGTTGTCTTTACGCACTCGGGTCGGCAGTCAATTTAGGGCTCGTTTTTATATCAAACGGACTGATCACAACCCTGGCGGTGTAGCTGCTAACAATAACGACGAGATTTTCTATGAGTTCACTGGAGTTTTGACTGGTTGTGCTGTCCAGTTCGCTCCAGACAACACGGTGCAGATTCAGGCAGACTTCATTAGCACTGGAACGATTCAGCTACGGATGAATCTTGAGGTGCCTAGCAAGCTGCTGCAGGAAGACAGCGGCAAGCTTCTTACTGAGCAGGATGCAGACGACAGAATCGCTCTGGAACAGCCATGATTGCGCCTCTATGATGAACCCATCGTGGTTCATGCGTAGGGTTTCATGGCTGACCTTAAGATCAGCGAACTTAACAGCCTTGCTGGGGCTGATCTGGTCGCAGCAGACGTTGTTGCTGTTGTTGACGACAGCGCCAGTGAAACTAAGAAGCTGACGGTCAGCGATCTGATCGCAAACGGCGTAACGCTGATTTCTGACTCAACAATTCCAAGCGCCAAGATTCTGTTCTCTGCTGGGGCGATTGACACTGCAGAGCTAGCGGCTTCTGCGGTCGAGACTGCGAAGATCAATGATTCGGCTGTGACTGCAGCCAAGTTGGCTGATAACTCCAGCGTGACGCTGGTTTCAACGCTGCCTGCATCTGGTGCGTTTACGGGTCAGATCGCGCTGGATACAGATGACAACAAGATCTACGTTTGGGACGGATCTGCCTGGGATTCAGTTAAAGGCGCTGGTTCAATCAACGTCGTCAATGGCAGCACGACTGGTGAGATCAACATTGTTGCTTCTACCAGCGGTGACACCGTAACGATCAGCGCAACGTTGGATAACACCACTGCAGCTGCGCAATTCCTTGGTGGTCCTACTGGTGCTGCTGGTGCGGTGGGTTATCGCGCTTTGGTTGGCAGTGACCTTCCTACAGCAACGACAACAACCAAGGGCGGCATCATCGTCAACGGTGAAGGTCTGCGGATGGACCTTGACACCATTGAGATTGCCAATGATGTCACTGCAAACAGCAGCACCTATCAGGCTGTTCAATTCAACTCAAAGGGTCTGATTACTGCTGGTCGGGACATTACGGCTGCAGATCTGCCTGAAGCAACAGCAGGTGCGATTGGTGGTGTTAAGCCTGGCAGTGGCTTAAGCATGGGCTCTGCTGGCGCCATCAATCACAGCAATGCGGTGACTGGTGCGACTAACACCAAGATCACATTTGATGCGCAGGGTCACGTCACTGCTGGCACGAACCTGAGTGCTTCTGACATTCCAGACCTTGATACGGCCAAGATCACGACTGGTGAATTTCCGACCGAGCGGATTGCTGACGAAGCAGTTACAGCAGGCAAGCTCGCAAACTATACGGTCGCTCAAATCAGCGAGACGACGCCAACAGCTGACTTCACAAGCCAGTTCTTCTTCAACCCGATCACGCGTGACCTATTTCTTTGGGATGGAAACGTTTTCCAGCCTGTCGGCATTAGCGCAGGTGAGATTGTTCTTGCTGGAACGTATGACGCAAGTACGAACCTGCTGGATTCTGTAACTGCTGATGGTACAGCTGCTGGCTTCACAAATGGTGCAGCGTTGCCTGCTGCTGCTACCGGGAATAACCGCCACTACGTCGTTGTTAGCCAGAGTGGAACGGGCACATCGCCAGCGCCAACGGTATCTCTTGAGCCGCCTGACATTCTGCTGTCTAACGGCACGAGCTACGTCCTGATTGAAACGTCAGAAACGATCACGGCTCAGATCGCTTCAAACGTTGGCTTTACGGCAACTGGAAACCTTGCTTCTACCAACGTTCAGAGTGCAATCGCTGAAGTTGATAACGAGAAGGTTGCCAAGGCTGGCGACACGATGACCGGCGATCTGACGCTGAATAATGCTGATGTTGTCTTTGAAGGTGCAACTGAGAACGACTACGAGACCACGCTGACTGTTACCGACCCAACGGCTGATCGCACGATCACGCTGCCGGATGTCACTGGAACGGTAGTGACAACTGGTGATACGGGCAGTGTGACCAGCACGATGATTGCTGATGGCACGATTGCCAACGCAGACATCAGCGCCAGTGCAGAGATTGCAGTTAGCAAGCTTGCGAACGGTACTGCACGTCAACTGCTGCAGACTGATGCTGCTGGAACGGGTGTTGAGTTCACCAGCAATGTTGATGTCCCCGGCACGTTTGATGTTGCTGGAGCGGGCACGTTTGATACGACTCTGACCGTCACTGGTGTTATCAGTGCAGACGGCAAGGTTAAGTTCCCTGCTGGTACGGCAGCCGCTCCAAGTTTCTATAGCGGCACTGATACTGACACTGGTCTGTACTTCAGTGCAGCTGATGAGGTGTCAGTTGCAACTGGCGGCACGCAGCGCGTTGTTTTTGACAGCTCCGGGCGGGTGATAGTTGGGACGACGACTGCGCCTCTTAATGGTGTCGGCGCTCTTATTCAAGAGAGCGCAGCTTCAGGGTGCAGTTTCGTTATGCATAGGAACGATACCACCGTAATTAATGATGACAGCCTTGGTCTTATTCGTTTCTACAGCAATGCGGGAAGCAGCAACCAAGAACACGCAAGAATCTCAGGTCTATGCGACGGGGCTGCCGGTGCAGACGACAAACCAGGAAAACTCGTGTTCTACACAACAGCTGATGGAGCGTCATCACCTAGCGAGCGACTCAGAATTGACTCAAGCGGGCGCGTGGCGATTGGCACGTCGTCGCCTGGAAGTTACGACCCAAGTGCAAGTAACTTAGTTGTAGGTTCAGCCAGTGGAGATGAAGGCATTACTATTGCCGCCGGAACAAGTTCATCTTCTGCCATTGACTTTGCCGATGGTACTTCTGGCAGTGCTGCTTATACCGGTCGAATTCTTTATCAACATTCTGCAGACGCACTGACTCTTCACACCAATGGGGGTATTGAGCGGGTGCGAATCGACAGCTCGGGTCGCCTCTTAGTTGGTACGTCTACTGCGGGTAGCAACTATCGCGTTGGTACTTCATCTTTTACGCCTACTTTGCAGGTAGAGGGCACCAACGTTTCACCTCTTGCAATTCAACGAACGGATGGCGCACCGTATCTTTTTCTGGCTACCGGCGTAAACGTTGCTAATGGAAGCCAAATTGGCTATGTCTCCTTTAATGCAAAAGACGGAACAAACCTTGTGCAGGCAGCCAGAATAGGCGCTGAATGTGACGGCAACCCTGGCACCAATGACATGCCAGGGCGTCTAGTGTTCTCCACTACTGCGGATGGATCGTCTTCTCCGACGGAGCGGATGCGCATCGGGAATGATGGCGTTGTGCAAATCTCGATGGGTGGCTCTGGCTACGCCACACTTTTTAGACATGGAACGAATGAAGATAATTACATTAGAAGTGGCGTAAACGGCATCACTGCATTCGGAGATCACAATGGTGGTGAGCGGATGCGGATTCGTTCAGATGGTCACGTCTTGATCGGCACCACTACTTTTGCTGGAACAGACGGAATTACTCTCAGAAATGATGGGTATGTTGTTACTCCTGTCAGTTACAGCTATGCTCTTACTGGAAGTACTCGTGATCTTTCGATAGACGATGATGGATATTTGGGAATTATTACCTCTGTAAGAGACGCTAAGACAAATATCCAAAGCCAAAACGATGTTGACTGGCTGTATCAACTTGAACCAGTAACTTTCAACTATAAAACTAGAGATCGTGAGACTGGTGAATATACAGGCGATGTTGAGTCTGAACTTGAATATGGTCTGATTGCTGAAGATGTAGAAACCGTTTGCCCTGACCTGTGTTTCTATGACGAAACAGAAGATGGTCCTGAACTACGCGGCGTCTCTTACAAAAAGCTGATTACACCAATGCTTAAAGCGTTGCAAGACGCAAAAGCTGAAATCGACACGCTGAAAGCCAAGGTTGCAGCCCTTGAGGCTGGGTAACGGCTAACCGCCCCGTGTTTAACGGGGCAACCACGCTTACACTAATCCTGAGTTTCTTTCACCATGGCTAACACCTACACCTGGAAAGTCGGTCAATGCGATCGAGTTCTAGAGACTGGCGTCATCACCAGTCTTCACTACACGGTCCAAGCTGTGACTGAAGACGGTGTGTATTCCGCTGGAGCGTATGGCTCAATCGGTCTCGATGCACCTGATCCTGAAGACATGGTTGCTTATGACGCAGTAACCGAAGCACAGGCAATTTCTTGGCTGCAAGAAAAACTTGGTGGTGCGACCAAGGTGAAAGAGATCCACGCTGCTTTGGATGCACAGCTGACTGAAAAGCGCACTCCAACCACTGGTAAGGGAACGCCCTGGTGACATTTCTCGCTGGAATCGCAACTGGCGTCCTGCTTGTGATGGGTTGGGCGCTTCTTTCTATGTCTGCTGAACGATGAAACGCCCTGACCCGATGATTTCCGCCAGCTACGGCGCGACTGACATTGTGGCGCAAAAGTCTCGGATGCTATGGCTTGAAGAGCTGTATTTCCTTGATGGCCGCGACCAAGCGTCCCATCCTCAGCATGGCTTGTTCACTGGGCTAGCTCTTAAGTATCAAAACCTGGATACAACTGACGGGATCTGATGGCTAAGTCATTGAACGGGCAAAACTTTGTCCCTAGCAAGCCGAAAAAGACACGTCAAGGTGATGGATCACATTCGAAACCGTCCCATGGACGCAAGAAGTATCGTGGACAAGGAAAACGTTAATTCTTCTTCCAATGATCAAAACTCTCATTGCGAGTGGTGTCGCCGTTTCAGCAGCTGCGCTGGCATCTCCTGCTCTCGCAGACGTTTATGTGAACCCTGAGTTCAATGGCGGCGCTTATGGCGACGATTGGCTTGGTGGAACGCTGAACCTTGATGTTGGTTATGAAGGTGGCTCTGGCGCCTACAGCTATTACATCCAAGGCGGTCCTGCAATCGTCATGCCTGATGGTGAAGATCAAGAGCTGGAACTTGCTGGCAAGTTTGGCGGTTCTGTCGCTGTTGCCGAAAACGTCTCTGTTTACGGAGAGCTGAGCGGCATGACTGGCGATGAGCTTTCGATTGGAACGAAAGTTGGCATGAAGTACAGCTTCTGATTAAGCTGAGACTGCAGAGACGCACATATCCCCTCCTGGTCTCACACAGCAGGAGGGGTTTTTCTTGCCATGCAAAAGCTTTTCAACGTGATGTCCGTCGCATCCTTTGTGATGTCTGGAGCGATGGTTGCTGGAACGGTGGCGCTTTACACGCGCATCCCATCGTTGACCAAGCATTACGTCAATGAACTGAAGGGTGAATTGACGGGGATGATCAGTGAAATGATCCCTAGTCAGATTGACGAGGTGATGCCAGAGTTGCCGACAACTACAGGTCCGGCTGTGCCGATCAAATCACCGTTTTAGTGTTGGCGGTTAGGTCGTCGTCATAAGCTTCAGGCCCGAAACCTTCCGCCTTGATTTTTGCCATATCAAGCTCTGGCGCGGGTGTTTGTGGTTTCTGCTCAAAGGATTTAAGCCATTCGCGTAAGGCGTCACCTGTCGGCGTACCTTTCGGCCATTTAACAAATTTGAGGATGGCTTTTGGATCGGTGAATGGTCTTGCTGTTTTGCCACAGAGAACGGTGTAAACAACAGGCGGGCCTTCCCTTCTGCGGTTACGTTCAATCCAGAGCTGACCTGCTGTAAACCGTTCTGACTTCATGCCTGAAATTCCTGAGATTGGGGTGAGAGATGTCTCCGTTCCAGAGATTCCTGCATGGCGTGCAATGCCACCACAGAGTATTCCGGAAGCTCCGCCAGTGACGTTAGATCTTGGCCTTCCGGTGGCAAACATTCCGGGTTGTGTCGAGACACGAAACGCACAACCTGGAAACGAAAGTGCTTACACCGATGATCCGCGAGGCAACATCGTTGTCTGTGGAGCGGAGATGCCTTCGTTTAATGCGCCTGATTTTACGCCTGGGATTTTGCCCCCTGGAGCGGCAGGCGTTCCAGCACTTGATTTAGACACAGAAAAAACGGCTGGTGTCTTAAGCCAGCCGTCGAAATCTTCCTTGGCATCAGACAGTTTGCCTGACATCACAAGGATAGTCACGGAATTGCCATGTCCTCCGCCTGACGCAATTCCTTTAGGTGCTAAAAACAAATCGCAAACAGCTGTCATCATTGGTTACAAAAGAACCGATGAAGGTAAGTGCGAAGCGATCTATGAGCCGCTCGGAGTACCAAGCATCATCGGCAATTATCTTCCTGGCGCGCCTATTGTCACGACAACTGCGACGATTGCGGCTGTGGCGACAACAGCTGCCATCTTCGCCAAACCGTTAGGCGATTTCCTGCTTAAAGCGGTCAAGCCTACGGTCAAGAAGGCAATCAAGAAGATCAAGGAGAAGCTAGGGAAGAAAACTAAGGTTGAGTCTGTTTGGCAGCGTCGGAAGTTTCAGCGGTCTTTGAGGAAGTGATGGGATGGACGTGGGGCGGAATAATGCCAGGCGGATTGGTCAGGATGACATCAGCGCAAATTTTGGCGTAAGGCGATTTTGGGTGGAACATAATGCCCTTCTGCATCAGTTCGGCGCAGTTCTTAAGCCTGGCTAGCTCGTAGTTAAGGCGCTTGTCTGCCAAAGCTGCATCGAGCAGGGCAACTTGTTTTTCAGCTGCTTTTTGGCACGAACGGATGTGGCTGCGATCTAACGGGACTGAAATTGTGGCAGTGATTCCGCCGTTAATGGAGAAGTTGGTTTTCTGACCCGTGCGAATAGGTTTATAGAAAAGGACATTGCCCGGATTATCGGGCCTGCCATCTGGGATGGGATTACCTTCCGAATCAAACGCGCCAACAATATCGAGCGTGTCATAAACCGGTTCGTTATAGGTTGCTTCATACGGAACAGCCCAGCTGGTTGTAGAGCTTATGAACGGGTTGATGTTCAGCGTTGTGCCTTGGCAGCTGATTCCTCCACCGTATGTATTGGTAAATTGCCTGCTTGGAACCACTTGCACAGCCTGATTGGTCACACTTCCAGAGCTGTTTGCGACTGGAGCGGCGGTACTTGAAACCTGTGCTTGTGCTGGAGCGGAAAGCAGCAAAAGCGTTGCTATGACTCGCTTCATTGAGTGAAGGTGCTTAGCGTTTCAGTCAGTGATTCGATGTCGGTGTCCCGTTTGATGACGGTATGGTTCACCAAACCTGGGCCTGACAAAGTTTCAACGAACTGGAAGCTAGCGCCTGGTTTGACGATGTTCCAGGTTGGTTTTTGAGCTGGATCTAGACCGCGCCAAACACTGGTCACACCGTTAAGTGAATTAGTGGTTGTGGTCAGGCTCATTGGAGCAATGGAACTGTCGGGCGCCACATTCGTGCCAGAGGCGGCGTATTCGTAGCCAGTCCGATACTCGTAAGAGTTGATGACCTCATTGACCTTAGTTGTGGTCTTTGTTGTGGAGCGAAGGGTGCCCTGTTGAAAGTTTGGAACAACAGGGATGGCCTTAGCTTCTGGAGCGGCAAGAGCAATGGCGCAAAGAGCGCCGTATGCAATCCAAATTCCAGTCCACATCACTTAATCGTCAGCTCTTGGATGATCTGTCCGACAGCTTGAGTACCAGCGCCACCAGCTGTAATCGTCAGAGCACCATCAGTTGCAAGTGTGCCTGCAAGGCTGCCAGCAACTCCACCAGAAGTTGTGGTTGTGTTGCCAAAGATTGGCAGTGCAGGAACTACTCCTGAGGTGACCGTGGTTGAGAGGACTGTTGGGACGTCATCTCCCTCTTGATATGACTCTGAATACGAAAATGCGTCACCAGCAGTAGTAATACTGAAAGCGCCAGGAGTGTACCCAAGAGCAGTCCCGGAAGTGAGTGTCCCCAGAGCAGGAGTAGTGTCCAGAGTGACGTTATTGCCAGATACTGCCATTGAAGACGGGATGCGCGTTGCGACTGATCCGGCTCCATCGACAGATAGCGAAACGCTGGATTGAATTTTATGCGTAATGTCAGCCTGAGCTGGAGCGGCTAACAGTGTGATTGCCAATACCAAAAGGGAGCGTTTCATTTGATGCCAGCCTTGGTGTCCTTGTTGTCAATGATATTCGGCTTCTTATTGGTATTGCCATTGGCCTTGCGTTCGATGCCAAACGAAGCCATCGCACCAGTGAGCAGTGAGGCGACGAAGGTGTTGTCCATTTTCATCCGGGGATAGATCCCAAGGTATGAAATGGTGAGGAGCGTGGCGCTCCAAGCAAGGACAGCGCATTTAACAAGATCAGCAACGCTGAAGCCTTCCTTTTCGTGGTTGTCATCCATGGGTTCTGCCATGATGAATCAAGTGTTTGGGGCGGTTCATGGTTGAAGTTTGGGCCGCCGTTGCTGGCGCGTCAATCACAGTTGCTGGCTTAGGCGCTTCAGGGCTTAGCCGCCAAAACCGTCAAGGTCAGGACTCGTTAATCAGGTTGACGGCTGCTGTTGATAACCTGTCTGGCCGTTTGGATATTTTGCACAACGACATCAAGACGAAGGACATGGAAGTCTTCGCCAGATTGAACGAACTGGAGCGTTCAATGGCCAGGCTGGAAGGCCATACGGATAGGCACTAACGTAATAGTGCTATTCAAGGCAATCCCATGCTTTTGATTCTCAAGCCAATCTTGATGACCATGTGGAAATCAAGGGCGTTTAAGGAATTGATTGTGGCGATGTTGGAGAAGGTTGTTTCCAGGACGGACAACGACTTGGACGATTTGGCTGTAAAGCATGTGCGGGAGCTGCTTTTGCCTGACACAAGAGTTGAAAAGTAGGCGGTGTCCGGCATCATCCAACTGACCCTGCTGCTGCTGGTGATGGGACTTGCGCTGCTTCCATTCTTCGAGTTTTTCAAGCGCGACGTTCCACATCGTGCAGCTGCCATCAAGCAGTTAGAGGAGGCTATGCCGCCTGAGTTGCTGCAGGAGGATGCTGATTGGTTTCAGGCGTGGAAGGAAAGCGGCTATGACCAGCAGATCTTCATGCCTTACTTCAAGCAGCTCGATAACGAGACTGGAACGGGATACCGTGAGTGCTTCAGTTCAGCAGCTGCGATGGTGGCAGCGTTTTACAAGAAAGTTCGGACGGATGATGAGTACAACAAGATCCGCGCCAAATACGGGGACACCACATCAGTGGAGGCTCAGCTAGCGGCATTACGCAGCTTGGGTCTGGAGGTTGAGTTTCGGAAGGACGGTGACGCTGACATGGTGGAGCTGGAGATTGAAAATGGCAGACCGGTGTTGGTTGGCTGGTTGCATCACGGCAATATGCTTCGCGGTGAACCGCCGATGTGCAGTGGATTGGGCTGTGGACATTGGAGCGTAATCAGTGGATACGCGGGAAAGAACAGCAACGATCCAGAATGGATTATGCAAGACCCTCGTGGCTATCCCGAGATGGAGAAGGGTGGTCATAGCAATCCGCATCTGGGACGTAACGTCCGTGTGAGGCAGGCTGCGTTTTACCAGCGTTGGCAATCTGAAGGCCCTGGAACGGGTTGGGTGATATTGGTGAATGAGTGATCTGTACTGGCTTTGGGCATATATCACTGCGTTCTGGACCACTGTTGTGGTGCAGTGTGCCAAGCCGGTGAACTGGGATCAGTGTTCACAGGTGAATGATTGGCTGGTGCCTTGGGTGCGGGACGTAATGGAGATGCGTAGAGAGGGCGCTTACGCCAGCGAAAAGAAACGTCTGGCCAGCTGACCTAGGCTGACTCGGTTACTGGAACGGAACGAATGGGCGTGTTATGCGACTGGGAGATTAAGGCTCGGTGCCGGAAGAGCCAGATGGTCGTCCCATTCGATGAAGAGCTGCTGAATCCAGCCAGTTTGGACTTGCGGCTGGGTGACTATTTGATGGTGGAGAGCATCTATAGCCCTGAGTTGGTGCGCATCAACATCGCTGATAAGACAGAGGATGACCCGTTCATGCTTCAGTCCGGCGAGTTTTGCTTGGCTGAGACACTTGAGTTGTTTAACCTGCCCGACGACATCAGCGGCCAATTTGTACTCAAGTCAAGCCGCGCACGATCTGGTCTTAATCACCTACTTGCTGGCTGGTGCGATCCAGGTTGGCACGGAAGCAGACTGACGCTTGAACTAAAGAACGAGCTGTTGCATCATGCTTTGCCGCTTTGGCCTGGCTTGAAGATTGGTCAGATGGTGTTTCACATGATGTCCAACGTCCCAATGAAAAGCTATGCGGAAACGGGTCATTACAACAACCACTTGACAGTCATGCCTTCCGTGGCATGAATTGATAAGACTCTTCAAGGCTATGGGCTGGGCTGACTGGATGGTCGTCAACCAAAGCCTTGAAGAGGAGTTGGAGTTGGAACGTACCGTTCGAGACGTTAAAAACTGCGGTGACGAGGATGCTCTGAAGCAGCTGTGCGTGTCATTGGTACGGACCAACTGGCATCAGGCCAAGCTGCTAAAGCAGGCAGTAGGCCACATCGGTCAGTTTGACGAGTCGATGTCCTGCTGAAGCTGGATAACTCTAGAGCGGCGATTCTTAGCCCTGCCTTCAAGTCTGGCGTCTACAGCGTCTTGCCATTTTTGCTTGTCATTGACGAGAGCTTCGCAATAGGTTTCTTCTTTAATGTGTTCTGCAAGGTAGTCGTACACCAGCTGACGGATCAGGGCGGATGGTTTGATGCCTTGAGCCTCAGCCTCTTGCATGAAGAGTTCACCACGAAAGGGCTCAAGTAAGACTTGGATATAAACCCGGTTGCCGTGCTTTGTAGCCATCGGCTTTAAAATACTAAACGAATGTTACCATGTTATCGAGTCGTCAACCTTTTTCTTCCAAGCAGTTGCTTGAGCAGAACGTGCATTGGAGCGTTGACGACTAGAGCCTTGTCTGACTTTTCTTGCGCCTTCTAGGAACATTGCAGCCCGTTGAAGGTCAGCTGTTGTCGCTAGTTGAATTGCTTTGTTGAGACGTTCCATGATGATTTGACGCCCCGATCTCGGTTGCGGCATGATTCATCGCCCCAGCAAGCGTTTGGTGGAACGTTAGCGCGTAGGACTCGGTTAGCACAATCCATTCAGCATTGTGCCGAAAGATTTGTACGTTCATTTGTTACTTTTAAAGATGTGATGCAGTCGTTTAAACTCATGAATTGGCGTTGAAGTAAGAATGCTGACTTCGACATTACAACGCAAAGCGTTAATAACTTGTCGCTCCATGTAATCCATATTGGATTCATAAGTGACCTGTTCGACTGCAAGTGGTTTGTCGTCTAAGTCGAAGGTGGTGAAGCGCGTTATTGCCAGAGGGCAATGTTCGTC